AGTATTCATGCATGATAATAGTACAAATTCTGGTCTGTTTAATGATGTTGATAATGAATGGATGGTGCTTTGTAGACATAATGCTGAAGTAGAATTATATTATAATGGCGCTGAAAAAGCCGCTACACAGAATACTGGCTTTGGTGTTAATGGTACATTTAATGGTACAGCTACATCTGCTCGCTTTGCTGACTTGGCTGAGTACTATCGTGCAGACAAGGATTATGAATGTGGTACAGTTGTTATGTTTGGTGGAGATAACGAGATTACTTTATCAGAGAATATGACAAATAAGATTGCAGGTGTTATATCAACAGATCCAGGTTATGTAATGAACGATCCAAGACCAGCAACCGCTGATGAAGGCTTTGAAGATTATGAATACGATCCACTTGATAAGGCTGTAGCACTGACCGGTCGTGTACCAACAAAAGTAGTTGGTAAGATCCAAAAAGGTGATATGATGGTTGCAAGTGAGATTGCTGGTGTTGCTACATCATCCTCTGATCCTAAAGTTGGTACAATTATTGGTAAAGCACTAGAAGATTATGATGATGAAGAAATTGGAGTCATTGAAGTAGTGGTAGGGAGACTATAATGATTACACCAGAGCAGTTAAGAGAAATTCAAAAATTATTGGATAAAGAAAATGAGCCAGAAAATATGAAAAAGCACTTTCGGTTTCATGCTAATGGTGTTAACACATATACAGGTGATGTTGCTGATGTATTGACACATTGGATTAAAAAGGCACCTACAGAGGCAGAAGAGATATGAGTTCGCTTAATACTTTTGATCAAGAGCTACTTCTAAATGAAGACAACCTTCATATTGCGTTGATGAAAGGTGACGCAGGAGACTTTGGTAAGTTTACAAAGTTAACTGACAGAAATAATAAAGCGAATAGAATAACACATCCTACTATTGATATATTAGAAAGTCCAACAGGTAATACATTGATGTGTCAAGGCTCTATCAGAGTCTCAGTGGATTATTCGCCTGAAGATTATACATCTGAACAAATGGATGAAGCTATGGCAGAAGTTGATGATACTGTAGTTGAAGTCGTATCTCATAGCGCATCTGTTACTCGTAATGATGAAAACAAGACTATATCTGTTTTACATCAAAACATTGCGAACACTGTAGTTGGAGATTGGAAGAAGCCTGGCGCACAATGGGCTCTGAAAGCTGATAATATTAGAATTGATATTACAGAAGATAACTCAAAGTTTATATGTGTAACATATCTAAACAATACATTTAAGAATTGGGATTGGGCGCAGACAAGTCTCGCTCCTAATGAAAGTCTTTCTATTTCCAAAAAGAACACTACTTATGTTATGTTTACAGGACCTTTAGTTAAGGCCGGCTTAGAGTTAACTCCATATCAAGTATACAAAATGAAATCAAGTGATTTAGATTTAGAAAATAAAACAGATACTAATATCTTAGTGTTTAAGTGGGATAAATAAAGGTATGGCAGCTAAAGCAAATATAATAATCGATCAAGGAACCACCTTTAGTACATCCGTTACAGTTAGTGCTGCTAACGGAAGTATACTGAGTTTGTCTGGTTATACAGCAGCAGCACAGCTTAGAAAAAGCTATCAAGCTGGTAATGCAACACCGTTTACTGTTGCTGTGGGCGCTAATAGTCAGCTGGGTCAGCTTACAATGTCTATGGCTGCAAATACAACACAAACACTTACGGCTGGTCGATATGTTTACGACTTAGAGATTTATAGTGCTAGTAACACAAATGTAACAAGAGTTGTAGAAGGTATAGTAACAGTTACTCCAGGAGTGACAAGAGGAAGTTCGGAGACGGTCTAATGGCTGGCATCAATGCAACTCTAGGAAGACAGGGACAAGTACGAGTTAAAACTGGTACAGGTTCTGGTGGCTTGTCTGGTGCAGCTGGTTCTGGTGTAACACTATCGTCTGCTATTACACAAACAACAACTGCATCTCTTGCTGAAATAGGCAATGTAAATGAAGATGCAAAAGCTAATAACGCCGTATTGGTGTTTAATAATGAAACAAATAGATATGAAGTGAAGCCATTACCATCTGCAGCTATAGATGAGGATACTATTGAAGCCGTCTTAGCGCAAGGTAATGTTAATATGGATGGCGGTACTTTCTAAGTATCAAATGTTATAAATAAAAAGAAACCTTTAAAGGATAATAACAATGTCAACTATCATTCAGATCAAACGATCCCAGAGTACTAATGTACCTTCTGGTCTTGCCAATGGTGAATTTGCTTACTCATTTAGCAATGATAAGTTGTTCCTCGGTCAAACAGATGCAGCTACATCTGCAGTAACAAACGACATCGTTGGTGGTGCATACTTCACCAACATGCTCGACCATGGTCATGGTACCCTAACAGGTAACAGTGCCATTGTTGTTGATACAAACAGCCATGTAAACAATATTATTACAGGTGGTTTGAAACTTACTTCTTCTGGTGGCACAGCTAACAACATTACAGAGATTCAAAATGATTCAACATTTGGATCTGCTAGTGAAGTTAAACTTGCTACTTCTAACTCAATTAAAAGATATGTTGATGCACAATTAACAGCACAAGATCTTGATACTGCCGGTGATAGTGGAACTGGTTCTATTGATCTTGATTCACAGTCACTTTCGATTACAGGTGCTACTGGTATTACAACAGCTGCATCAGGTCAAGGCATTTCTGTTGATCTAGATGACACATCTGTTACACCAGGTTCATATGGTTCTACTACAGCCATCCCAACATTCACAGTTGACCAACAAGGTCGTTTGACTGCAGCTTCTACCGCAAGTGTTGCTACAGCACTTACTGTTGATGGTGATTCAGGCACTCAAGATGCTAATCTACTCACAGATGATTTGCAGATTATTGGTACAACAAATGAGATTACAACAGCTGTCACTAAGGTCGGTACAGACGTTAAAGTAACAGTTGGTCTCCCAGATGATGTTACAATTGCTGGTGAATTGAATGTTGCTGAGAATGCAGTGATCTCCGGTAACTTGGTTGTCGATGGTACGCTGTCATATCTTAATACTACTAACTTAGCTGTTCAAGATCCACTGATCAAACTTGCTAACAATAACACATCTGACTCAGTTGACATTGGTTTCTTTGGTAAATATTCAACTACTAAAGTAGCTGGTCTTTTCCGTGATGCTTCTGACTCAGGTAAGTTTAAACTGTTTAATGAACTTGCTGTGGATCCAACTACAACAGTTAACACTAGTGGTTCAGGTTATGCTGCTGCTACGTTGGTATTGGGTTCACTGGAGCTTGGTACTGATCTTGCGGTGACGCATGGTGGTACAGGTGCTAGCACATTTACATCTAAAGGTATTCTGTTTGGTAATGGAACAGGTGCACTTCAGGTAACAGCTGCTGGCTCCGAAGGCAAAGTACTTCAAGCTGGTTCAGGTGGAACACCAGAGTTTGGTGACCTGGACGGCGGAACATTCTAATTCTAAGGGGGTTTGCTCTCTACTTACAGGAGTAGTCTATGGCGACTAATTTTTATTTTAACAACTTTGATTCGTCGTCCGAGCAATTCTTAATTGAAGACTTAGTTATTGAATCAATTAAAATTTACGGACATGATGTCATCTACTTACCACGAGAAATCGTGAATAGAGACTTTGTGTTCAATGAAGATGGTATCTCCAAGTTTGAAGACAACTACATGATTGAAATGTATATCAAGAATGTAGATGGATTTGAAGGTGAGCAAGACTTCTTGTCTAAGTTTGGCTTAGAGGTAAGAGACCAAATTACATTCAGCGTATCAATCAGAAGGTTCACTGATGAGATTGCTGTTAATGAGATATCGCTACGTCCTAACGAAGGCGATCTTATATTCTTCCCACTTACATCTAGTTTCTATGAGATTAAGTTTGTAGAACATGAAGCTATCTATTATCAGCTGGGTGATCTGCAGATTTATGATCTGAAGTGTGAGCTTTATGAATATAGTGGCGAAGAATTTAACACAGGTTCAGATCTTCTTGATCAGATTGAAGATAACACAAAAATTAATATGATTGACTACTCACTTCAGACACAAGATGGGTTCCTTATTGCTAATGAAACTGATGGACCAATCATACGTGAAGTATACAACATAAATACCCTTACACAGTCTAATAATGATATCTATCAAGCTCAGTCTGCTGGTATTATAGACTTTAGTGAAGTTGATCCGTTCAGTGAAGGTACATATTAATGTTTGGTCAAACATTCTATCACAAATCACTACGTAATTATATCATAATGTTTGGTAACTTGTTTAACGATATTCAAGTTAACAGATATGATTCAAGTAATAAATTGAATACAAGTATCAAAGTTCCTATCAACTACGGACCTCGTGATAAAGCTCTATCTCGTGTAGACCAAAACCCTGATTTGATTCCAGAGTATGGTATTATATTACCACGAATGTCCTTTGAGATGATTGCAATGAATTATGCACCTACTCGTAAGTTGAATACAATTGACAGAAGAGCAAAGTTAGTATCTGATAATTCAAGATTGCAGTTTCAATACAATCCAGTACCGTATGATATCAACATGACATTATCAATCATGGTAAAGAATGCTGACGATGGTGCTCAGATATTGGAACAAATTCTACCTTTCTTTACACCTGAATGGACAACAACAATGAAATTAGTTCCAGGTATGGACTTTCTTACAGATATACCTGTTGTCTTACAAGCCGTTTCGACGGAAGATACATATGAAGGCTCCTTCGAAACACGTAGAGCTTTGATTCATACATTGGACTTTATCATTAAAGGATATTTCTATGGTCCAGTCAAGACATCGGAAGTAATCAGAAAAGCTCAGGTCGATATTGGTGCCGTTTCAGCCAATACATCATTTGGTGTAGATCTTCAATCTGGAAAAACAGTAATTAGTCCAGATGGTATAACAACTCAAGAAATAGCAGCAACAGGTAGAAACTCTAGAATTGAAGTACAGCCTAAGATTGCTGGAACAGCTACAGCAGATATTGACGCAGCAGATAATTTTGGTTTTGGTATAACGAAAAACTTTTACACGGATGGTAAAAAGTATAACCCAGTGACAGATAGTGATGAATAAAAAAGTTGATGATAAGATTGGTGATGTATTAGATGTTGATATTGTTCCTGTAGAAGATAATCTACCAGCACCCCACCAAGCCCTAGCACTCCTCGATGATGACGGTCAGTTAAAGCGTGACTTTGAATATACACGTGAAAACATTATGTCAGTTATTGAAACAGGCAATAAGTCGCTTGAGGAATTATTTGAGCTAGCAAAGCAAGCCCAAAACGCTAGGGCATTTGAAGTTATCAGTGGTCTAATTAAGACTCTGGCTGATGCTAACAAGGATCTACTAGAGCTCCATAGAAAGAACAAAGAGCTTGATCCAAACGTAGCACAGAATGCAAAGACTGTAAACCAAAACCTATTTGTTGGTTCTACAGCTGATTTGATGAAGATGATTAAAGATGCAGATAAAGACAGCAAGTGATATTGTAAGTCTCAATAATACAAATAAGCCTTTTGTAATTAGTGGTGTTCCTAGATCAGGAACAACATTTCTTGCCAGAACATTATATAAACAGTTGAAGATAGATAATCCATCTGCGCCCATTGGTTATATGGATGAGATGTGTAGATATGTTCCTGGTGTAATAGAATATACTTGGGATGAAGTTCCTATTCTAAAAGATATTCAATTTGAGAGAGATGTAAAGCCAATTACAGAAAAAGCTGGTATAGCTAATGAATTATTTGATAAAGACAATTATGGTGTTGAGCCTGTACAGGATGATTTAGCTAGGTTAACTGATAGATTACAAAAAATAAAAAAGTATCCACTAGACTGTATGCTTGGTAAAATCTTTACACAAGATCTACATATTATTAAACAAATAGATGAAGATTACTATAATAAAATTTTAGATGAATACTTTTGGTTGTATTGTTACAGAGAGAAATACATTGAAGGAGTAATTAGTATGTTATATGCTTTCAATACAATGTACTATCACTACTTTGATACTTCCGTAATTAAGTCTCCGTGGCAACAAGAAAGTTTGTATATTGATCCATCTAATGTAAAGAATGTAGTATTACTTCTGTATGGTGGTGTAACAGATATATTTAAGAACTCTAGTGTTGAATTTATACCATTTAGTCAGCTGACTCAGCTTGAAGATAATACTGATGATTATATGAAGCTAAAGCGAGATCGTCTATTTGCTCCTGACGTGTGGACTGTACCACCTAAATATATTGCGGACAAACCTAAAAAGCTAGAATCATTAATTGAAAACTATGATGAGCTTTATAAAAAGACAAAGAAGCTCATGAAAGTTTATGCAAGAAAAGAGTCCCTAATTCATCTTAGTGATGATGGAGAGAGTTTATGGTTGAAGTAAGAGAACACTACTTAGGCAATCCAAACCTGAAACGTGCTAACATTGCTGTTGAATGGACCCCAGAACAGGTTCAGGAATTTGTAAAGTGTAGTAAGGATCCACTTTACTTTATCAAGACATATGTTAAAATTGTTAATGTAGATGAAGGTCTTGTTCCTTTTGAATTGTATGACTTTCAAGAAAACATTGTAACAACGGTGAAGGATAACAGATTTACTATCTGTAAGATGCCTAGACAGTCTGGTAAGACAACTACAGTTGCTGCTATGATTTTATGGCATGTGTTGTTTAGTGAAAACTATAATGTTGCTATCCTGGCTCATAAGCTGGCTCAGTCAAGAGAGATTCTGTCTCGTATCCAGCTTGCATATGAACATCTACCAAAATGGCTACAAATGGGTGTTGTAGAATGGAACAAAGGTAATATTGAGTTGGAGAATGGCTCAAAGATTATGGCTTCTGCTACATCATCTAGTGCTGTTCGTGGTGGTTCATTCAACCTTATCTATCTAGATGAGTTTGCGTTTGTTCCAACTAATATGCAAGAGTCGTTTTTTGCATCTGTGTTCCCTACTATTTCATCTGGTAATACTTCTAAAGTTCTTATCACATCAACACCTAATGGTATGAATCTATTTTACAAACTATGGGTAGATGCTGAAGAGAAGCGTAATCAATATAAAATGATTGATGTTCATTGGTCTGATATTCCTGGTCGTGATGATAACTGGCGAATGGATATGATATCCAATACATCTGAAGACCAGTTCCGCGTTGAGTTTGAATGTGAGTTTATTGGTAGTAATCATACTCTTATTAGCCCATCCAAGCTGAGATCAATGGCATCTCGTACACCATTACAAATTCAAGATGGTCTTAGAATCTTTGAAATGCCTGAACCTGATAGAAGCTACACAATGGTAGTCGATACATCGCGCGGGGTGGGAATTGACTATAGTGCATTCCAGGTCGTAGATACAACAGACTATCCATATAAACAGGTAGCTGTGTATAGAAATAACAATATATCCCCCATGGTATATCCTACAGTAATTCACAGGATTGCAAAGAATTACAACAATGCGTACATTCTTGTAGAGATTAATGATATTGGGGGACAGGTTGTTGATATTCTACACAGTGAATTTGAATATGACAACATCTTTTGGACACAAAATAAAGGTAGAGCTGGTCAGCAATTGAGTGCTGGATTTGGCTCTGGTAGCGCTAGTAGAGGTGTTCGTACAACAGCACAAGTAAAAAGAATCGGTTGCTCTAATTTAAAAGATATAGTAGAATCAGATAAATTGATTATTCAAGACATTGATACAATCGTTGAACTCAGTCAGTTTGTCTTAGTAAAAGACTCATATCAAGCAGAAGAAGGAGCACATGATGATATGGTTATGTGTCTCGTTTTATTATCATGGGCGCTGAATCAAGATTACTTCAAAGAAGTAACAGATTCAGATTTCAGAAATCATATCGAAGCAATGAATGAAGCCGCAATTGA